TTAGGTGAGCCAACATACTTTGGTATCTTTGGTTTTTCTTACTATGATAATAGTAGAGACAAAGTTCAAGCTCATAAAATAGAGGGTGTAGAAATATCTTTAAAAGCAATACAAGATGGTTCTTATCCTATTAGTAGACCATTATACTTTTATGTAAAAAATCAACACATTGGTGTTATACCAGGCGTTGAGGAATATGTAAAAGAGTTTACTTCAAAACGAGCAAGTGGACCAAAAGGATATTTGATGGATTTAGGTTTAGTGCCTTTAGCTAAATCAGTAGAATCAATATCTAAAGTTGAATAAAAAAGTTGTATAAATAACTATACCACACCACGATAGAGTTTAACTCTATCAGAAACGGTGCCTCACCTCCACATTAGGCACCGTTTCATTTCACACAACAACAAAGGAATTTTGGTACAGACAAGTTGAATCGAACAACTGACTTCTGAGCCACATTCAGGCGTTTTACCACTAAACTATGTCTGCTCGTCTATCTATGGTAGATAGCAAAAGTATCGGCGTAAGCCATATGTACATAGTCCCTAGGTCTTTTATAGCCAGGTTTAGAATTGCCTCTATATCTAATTCTTAATGGTTTTACTTTTTTAGAAAACTCTTTAAAGAAGTTTAAATATTTCATAGGAATACCTTTAGCAATACTAGTCTCATATTTTGTAGAAACATATTTTTTAGCTATTTTATTACCAACACTTTTTAGGCGTTGGTAATATTCAGTATTCATAATTTTATCAGCGTACAACATTAAGCGGCCTCCAACATTGACATTGGTACTCTATAAGTTGTAATTGAACATTTAACTAAACATTTTGACCTCATAATTTTAGTAATTACGCCAGGCGTCTTTTTAGTTTTTTGTACAATATTAACCTTTGAGCCAACTTTAAGTGTTGATTTAATCTTAGCCTCAATTAAGTCTTTGATATAATCTTTTGTTATATTCAAGTCCTCAACGCTAAGGCTAGACAATTGTTTATTAAGTTCAGTTAATAGTATCATAGTGTCCTTTCTATATTATGCTCTTAATCTTCTCTGACTATCCATATACAACGGACCTGTCCATTGAACATAATAGTCACCAGTTAATACATTACCTCTAGCAGAGTTTAAAGCAGGAGCATTATAACCAGCCGCTTTTAATATATCACCTTTTTTAAAATGTTTAAAGTCTTCTTTTACAACAAAACAAAAAACACCAGTATCTTGTACAACTTTAATGTACTTTTTACCAAATGAAACTTTTGTTTTGTTATCCCAATTATCAACTTGTTCTTTAGAATAACCAGTTAACTCTTTTTTAAAATTACTAGTTGACATTCTCTCATAATCAGCTTTAGCGCCAGACATCATATTTGAGATACCTTCTTCTAAAGTTTTAGCAGTCCAGTTTACTTTTATCATTATTTTGCCTCCGAGTATAAGATTTGAGAGTATAACGCTAAACCATAACTAGCGATACCCAATAAGGCCATTTGGCCACATAATAACCAATTATCATTCATTGGTATACCATTGTATCCGCCATCAATAGCGCCAACAGCACCTACCATACACAAAGTACCAACGGTAGCCATTGTGATAGTCATATATTCATAAAACTTTTTCATAGTGTTTCCTTTTGTTAGTGTTTTTATTGTCATTACTCGTCCAATATACCACAGATAAATAGAAAAGTCAACTAAAAAAAGCAAAAAAATGAAGAAAAAAGCAATATTTTTACTATTTGTTCTGGTTTTGTTCACTTCCTGCTCAAAAAAAGTAGAGGATTGTAAATTTTCGCCAGATTTAGAGAGAATTGGCGAATCAGCCGTTGAAAATATTGAAAATTTAGCAGAAACTAACTTAAAAAGCGGAAAAATGATCTGTAATTTTTAAGATAAATAGTGATAAAAAGGAAAATCTATGGATTATTGTCAAAATTGTGGGCATAATTGTCATTGTGATGAGGATTGTTTACAAGAGTATGATAAAGGTCAAAAAATTGTCTGTTGTACGACTTGCCGTTGTGAATCAGATGAGGAATCATCTACAATACCTGAAGATTTATTTAATGGAGCATAAAAAATGGCAAAAATGAGAAAATATCTGTTTTGGAACGAAGCAGGTGATGAAAAAGAAAAAGAAGCAATGAGTTTAAAAAAGGCCGTAATGTCGGTACAAGGTGATTACAAAGATAAAATGATTAGTGTTGAATATATCACTAAAAAAGGTATTAAGATTGCTCAATCTGTTAAAATACCAATGGGAAGAAAAATTAGACAATCAATTTTACAAGAACAAAGAAGATTAGCTAAAAAAGCGGCGATGGAGGCTAGAAGATAATGGCAAAAATGGCCAAAAACTTTGTAGCTCATCAAAGTATACCAAAAAAGACATCTCAAGCGTCTAAAAAGCGTAAATGTAAAATGAGTTCTATGAACAAACACAAAAAAAGAAATCTAAAATTTTATAACGGACAAGGAAGATAATGCCAGCAGCTTGTAGAAAAGGCGATAGTTTATCAACAGGTCATATTTGTAGTTCAACAACTACATTAACAACACCTGCTCAATCTACCGTTTTTGCTAATAGTTTACTAATGGCAAGAATAACAGATAAGACGGTACCTCACCCTTTTCCACCAAACCCTCCTTGTGCTAATCACGTGGCACAGGTAAACGCTGGTTCTTCAACGGTATTTGTAGAGGGTTTAGCATTAGCTAGAATAGGCGATAGTGCTGACGCTGGAGCAATGACTTCAGGTTCTTCTAACGTATTCTCTGGATAGTCTTATAAATATTAAGCGATATGGCAAACTATGACGCTTCAGCAACGAATAAAAGTAATCAAAGTGTTAGGACTTTTAAAGACTTAAATTTAGACTTTGATAGAAATACGGTTACAAATGATGTAGTTAAGATTGAAGATGTTGAGGCCATAAAAAGAAGTGTTAGAAATTTAGTAAACACTAATTTTTATGAGAGACCTTTTCATCCAGAGTTAGGTTGTGGTATTAGACAATTATTGTTTGAACCATTTACACCAGTTACTAGTATTTTTATAAGAAGAAAAGTTGAAGAAGTAATTACTAATTATGAGCCAAGAGCAAGATTAGATCAGGTGATTGTTACAGAAAGTGATGATAGAAACTCAATAGAAGTAAGAGTAGTTTTCTATTGTATGAACATAGCAAATCCTGTTACGGTATTAACAACTTTACAAAGAATAAGATAATATGGCTTCAAACAAATTAACGGTATCAGATTTAGATTTTGATAATGTAAAAAGTAATTTAAAAACATTTTTACAAAGTCAATCAGAGTTTCAGGATTATGATTTTGAAGGATCTGGTTTTGCCGTTCTATTAGACCTTTTAGCTTACAACACACACTATCTAGGTTTTAATGCTAATATGTTAGCAAATGAAATGTATTTAGATTCTGCTGACATAAGAAAAAATATTGTGTCGTTAGCTAAAATGTTAGGATATACTCCAACATCAGCAAAAGCTCCAACAGCAAACATTGATATTACAATTAATAACGGATCAGGTGCCACGGTAACTATGGCCAAAGGCACGGTGTTTACATCATCTATTGGTGGCACTTCATATCAATTTGTTACAAATGCTGAAACAACAATATCACCACTTGAAGGTGTTTATAAATTTTCTAGTGTTCCAATTTTTGAAGGTACTTTAACAACTTTTAAATATACGGTAGATAGTAACGATCCTGACCAAAAGTTTATAATACCTAATGTTAATGCTGACACAACAACTTTAAAGGTTACGGTTCAAAATTCTTCTAGTGATACAACAACACAAGTTTATACAAAAGCAAGTGGTATTGTAGGACTAGATACAACATCTAAAGTTTACTTTTTACAAGAAAGTGATGAGGGCAAATTTGAAGTTTATTTTGGTGACGGTATTATAGGTAAATCTTTATCAGATGGTAATATTGTAATTTTAGAATATATTGTTACAAATAAAACAGCTGCTAATGGTGCTTCAAGTTTTGCTTTATCAGGAGCAATAGGTGGTTTTTCAAATGTTTCAATTGTAACTACTTCAAACGCTCAAGGTGGTTCAGAGCCACAAACAAAAGAGTCAGTTAGATTTAATGCGCCTTTACAATATTCAGCACAAGATAGAGCTGTTACAACAAGTGATTATGAAACAAAAATTTTAGAATTATATCCTAATGCTCAGGCCGTTTCTGCTTGGGGTGGTGAAGATGAAGAAACACCTATTTACGGTACGGTAAAAATTTCTATTAAGGCTGCCTCTGGTTCAACATTAACAAATGCCACTAAATTAGATTTAGTAACACAATTAAAAAAATTCAATGTTGCTTCAGTTGTGCCAGAAATTGTTGATCCAGAAACAACATCTATTTTATTAACAAGTAATGTTAAGTATGATAGCAATGCCACAACAAAAACATCAGATACTATAAAATCAAATATCATAACTACATTAACAAATTTTAATACAAATAATTTACAAAAATTTGATAGTGTTTTTAGATATTCAAAAGTATCAAAAGCAATTGATGATACTGATACATCTATATTATCAAATATAACAACTTTAAAAATTAGAAAAGAATTTACACCAACTTTAAATAGTTCAACTTTGTATAATGTTTACTTTAGAAATGCTTTATACAATCCTCACTCTGGCCACAATTCAGCGGCTGGTGGTATTTTAGAATCAACAGGATTTAAAGTTGATGGCGATACAACAAACGAAATGTTTTTAGATGATGACGGTCAAGGTAATGTTAGAAGATACTACATAGTTTCTGGTGTTAGAACATATGCTAACAATACACAAGGCACAATAAATTATTCAAGTGGTCAAGTTACACTAAACTCATTAAACATAGCCTCAATATCAAATATTAGAGGCTCTGCTTCAACCGTAATTGAGTTAACGGTAAAACCTAATTCAAATGATGTTGTGCCTGTAAGAAATCAAATATTAGAAATTGATACTGCTAATTCATCAATTACGGTAACTGCTGACTCGTTTGTTGGAGGTTCTGCTGACGCTGGTGTAGGATATACAACAACAAGTAGTTACTAATGGCCTCATTTAAAGACAAGATATCCTTACTCATAGAAAAACAAGCTCCTGAGTTTGTTTTAAATGATCACCCTAAATTTTTAGAGTTTGTAAAAACTTATTATACATTTATGGAATCGGCAGAGTTGGCCGTTACAAGTATTGAATCAACAGACGGTATTAGATTAGAAACAGAAACAGCACAAACAAATAATTTAGTGTTAGACGCTTCTCGTTTAGATACTGATAGAACACAACTAGACGCTGGTGATAAAATTATTTTAGAAGATTCATCTTTTGGTAAATTTACAAGAGGTGAAACAATCACAGGTGCCAGTTCAGGTGCTACAACTACCGTATTAGCTGAAGACTTAATTAATAACAGATTGTTTATATCATCACAAGATAAATTTGTTATGAATGAAATTATTACTGGTGGCACTTCAGGTGCTCAAGCTGTTATTAATAATTACAAACCTAATCCTGTTACTAACATACAAGAGTTATTAAACTTCCGTGATCCTGATAAAGCTATATCAAACTTTTTAACAAAATTTAGAAATGAGTTTTTAAATACTTTACCAGAAACATTAGCCACAGGTTTAAGTAAAAGAAATCTAATTAAAAATGTAAAAACACTTTACAGATCAAAAGGCACAAGTAGAGGCCACGAATTATTTTTTAGATTATTATTTAACGAAACTTCAGAAACAATTTATCCTAGAGAACAGATGTTAAGAGCTTCTGATGGTCAATTTGATACTAAAAAAATAATGAGGGCAATACAATCAACTGCTCAATCTTTAACAGGTGATACAGCAGATTTAATTGGTAGAACAATCACAGGCGAAACTTCAGAGGCGACTGCTATTATTGAAAACGTATTTAAGTTTCAAATTGGTGAAAATTTAGTAACAGAATTTATTTTAAATGAAGATACCATAACAGGCACTTTTCAAACAGATGAGGTAATTAGAGGTACAGAGACAGATGAATCAGATGTATTCATTAAGGCAACCGTAACAGGTATTCCAAATGTTATATCAATTACAAATGATGGTGCTCTATATACAACTGGTGAGGCATTAGGTGTAACAGGTGGTGGTTCAGGCGCTTCAATTAATATTGATGATGTTGGTGGTGGACCTATTACACAAGTTTTTGTTGATAGTGTTGGTTCTGGTTATGAGATAGGTGATGATTTAGTTTTTACAAATACTGATACAGGTGGTGGTTCTGCTCAGGCAAAAGTTTCACTTGTCAATGGTGGTATTGTTGCTGAAGAAGGCACGACAGGAATGACAGAGGGTGAAGATCATTTAGTTTTAGAAGATGAAACACAAAGAGGTGACCCATTTACAGGTAATAAAATTGTACAAGAATCTGGTTCAGGTTCAGGTGATATTACAGATATTAGAATTATAAATGGCGGAAATAATTTTCGTTCATTACCAACTGCTACCGTATCAACAGGTAGTGGCGGCTCAAGCGCTACTATAAAACTTTTTGGGCCAGAAATAGGTAGAGTTCAATCATTAAAAATTATTGAATCAGGTGCTGAACATCAACAATCGCCATCGCCTCCTACTTTATCAATGAGATCAAAACTTGTTGTAACAGGTGTTTCAGGCACTTTTGTTACTACTGATACCGTTACAGGTATTAGTGATGACGGTTCAACTACCGTTTCAGGC